GCTGTTGTTGCTGCTGCTGCTGTTGTTGCTGCTGCTGCTGTTGTTGCTGCTGCTGCTGTTGTTGCTGCTGCTGCTGTTGTTGCTGCTGCTGCTGTTGTTGCTGCTGCTGCTGTTGTTGCTGCTGCTGTTGTTGCTGCTGTTGTTGCTGCTGCTGTTGCTGTTGGCACATCATAATATTGTGGAGTGTTTGCTGTGTTTGTGTTTGCTGCTGCTGTTGTTTTATTTATAAACTTGTTTACTTCATCCATGATTTTGCAATGTGTTTTATATTGGGTAAAAACGTTTGTTACTGTTTTTATTAGTTCATTGTCTGTTTTTATTGGTTTAGTGTTCATGTATTGTATATATAAAATAGAAGAGGTAGCAAATAAAAATTGAAATGTTTTTCCAAAACAAAATCACAATATAACAATGGAAACAACACAACCTCCTATTCTTCGCACATTTACGTTAAATTTACCGTCTAATGTGATGAGAGATTTGGAACGACCGATTACGCCCTTAACACCCGGAAAGCGGTTTCCTAAATTGCCATTACAAAGACAAAAAAAATGTATTTTCAATCAAGACCTCGTTGAGATTGAATAATTGAGATTGAATAAAAGCCACTATACAATCGTTAACATCACAAAAACATCTCCCCTTTTTGAAACATCAAAAACATCTACACTATTGATTTTAGGAATACCCTTTCCTTTCATTCGGTGCATTTGTTTTTTTTTCATGTGTAACAAACCTCTCTCAAAGAACAAAACATGGTGGTCTCCCAATTCAACACGGATTTCGTCCATGTTGAAAATTTCATCTATAGTGAAAAACAACGACACGTAAATATGATTGTCACTGTCGATTCGAATGTTTTCGGGTAAGAGGGGCACACATTGAATTCGCACATTTTCATCATAGATTAATTCATGATGCCACAGGGGGACGACAAATGTCTGTTCCCCATTTTCCCATTTGAACAACTTTTCATCCAACAAATCGTCTAAAAAGGGATACAAACGAAAACACGACGATTCCTTCTCTCGAATTACTTCCGACAACACATCATACAAGAAATCGGATACATGAAACACATCCCGATATTTAGCAATAATGGCATGTATTTTAATCAAAATGTCTTTGTCTATGGGTTCAACCCATTTTTTCAAAAGTGGTGTAACGTCCTCTTTCGTAAGAAGACTACACAAGGATGACAGTTTCGTAAACAAAAGGAAAAGGGTTTCATACAGAGTATCGTCGGGTTCGGGCCAAACATGTTTAATAAAGGAGAGAAAAACCGATTTATAATCAACCAATGATTCCAAACCACTATAGTTATTTTTACGGTTAAACCATTGATAGGCATTGTTGATTTGAATAAACTGCACGGAAGCATCCGTGGACGGATTCTTATCGGGATGGTATTGCAATGCCAATCTCTTGTATTTTTTTTTATACATTTCGGAGGTGATGGGTTCATTTGGACTGAACCCAAAGAGAGAACGTGCTATAGTTTCATCCATGTAATTTCGTTATAATGGTAAAGACAATACTTTCTAAATGATAAATCGGGCGATAATTGTTGTTGTAATATTTTAAAAATACATACATTTTATCTATAATGTCTGAAATATCAGAGGGGGTCAAAAGAGGCATCAAGGATGAAAGAATATTCCATAAACATTCTGTGGCATCTAAATTATAGACCATAATGTCATATAGTTTTTCTCTCAAAATCATGTAATTAATGGGATTGGAATGCCTTATCTCATGAATGAGTTGGTCACATACCGTATTAAAAATATCGGGTGGCAATTGTTGTGCCGAGTGAATCAAACGAAAGGATTTTATTTCCTTAATGTTGACAATTTGGTGGCTATCCATGGAATGAAGTATTTTAGCGGATGTTTCGGGGAAAGGGATACATTCTAAATACTGGGCGGTCGAAGGTCGAGAGAAAGAAACAATATGACAACTTTCCACGATGTTTTTGGGAATAAATCCAATGTGTTCAGTAATGAGAATGAACCGTATAAAAATGGACGATGTGGTTAAATCCCTATGTTGTTGTATATAACTGTAAAAAATATTGAGTAATTCGGCATGTATACAGTGAAAATTTTTACAAACCACAAAAGCCATTTTCTCCAATTTCATATTGTTGGATACAATGTCTATAATTTGAGAGAAAACTTCATGCCACAATACTTTAGAATTGCATCCCAATAGTGACATGTCAATCTCGTAATGTATGTCACTTATTTTATAGTTGTATTTGAGTTTGTCCGTTTCGAATTCCATTTTCTTTTCGTATTTCAACTGGGAAGGACTGTATCTCTTTAGAAAGGACAAGACTTGGGAATATTTCCCCACACCCGTTGGTCCATAAAAGAGCAAGTTCGGCACTTTTTTTATATTTTGACTAAAGGCACGATATATCTCTTTCTTTTCTGGATGTAAATTGTATTTTTCGAGAGAAGATAAGTATTCCTCATAATGTGTTTCATAAAATTTCATATACACAATATGAAATTGCATAACCACTTTTTATGTTATTTTCCTTTCGCCTATGTGTAAGTGGAAAAGGTTGTTTCTTCCTCTCCTCCTAAATCAGACAATATTTTGACTCTTTCCTTTAAAAGCATTTTGTTTACATCCATGGTATAGGATTGTAAATTCATGACTAAATTTTTGAGTGTCCCAATTTCATTGGCCAACAAATCATGACGACTGTTGAATTCGTCCAATACTTCTGTTAAATTAGAGGGGATTGGACCCGCACTTTGAAATCCCATTGTCTTGGATTCATTCATGTGTTTCTCTAAAGTAGACAACCGTTTGTCTACCAACGAAATCACTTGGGGCAAGGTCAACCCACCTTGTTGCATTTGTTGTTGTGAAGTAGGCTGGGGGATTCCTTGCTGTTGCTGTTGTGAAAGAGGAGGAGGGTCTTGTTTAGGGGCACGTCTATTTCTCGCTGAAGCAAGTGCTGAACTCATTTATTATACATTGTATTTTTACATTCCTACATTTGGTTAAACGCAAGTGACTAAAAACGCAAGTGACTAAAAACGCAAGTGACTAAAAACCCAAGGAGAACTCACTAAAGAAGAAATACGCAAATGGCACCAATACATTTTTACAGTCTAAAATAAAGTAAAAATGTAAAAATGAATTCCACCATTTTCCTTTTTGTAAAGTAAATAATATAGTGTAACTTTAACCGAATGGACAAAACAGAGGGATTTTTTTTAGTCATGTTTTTTTTTATAGTGGGTGTTTCGGCGTTTCTGTATTTCCAACAGGACGATTTTCAACTGACTTGTATCGTATCGGATATTGATGGAAACAAGTATTGTGTAAGAGAACGAGAGAAGGTCAAGGATGCCGTTAATTTATTAGGAAAAGTGGTTTCTAAAATGGAAAAATTCATTCAAATACTCAATGAAAAATTCCCAGAAGATGTGCGTGTTCAACGTTTGGTAAAGAATTTTAATCCTAAAAAGGTGAATGAAACATTGCCCACCAGCACCTATACAGCCTATAGTGAAAACAAAGGAGAGAAAACTGCCTTTTGTCTTAATAAAAAATCGAAAACGGACAACAGTCATCTCATTGATGAACATACACTCACATTCGTTGCCATACATGAATTATCACACGATATGAGTAGTCAAATTGGACACAAAAGTGAATTTTGGGATAACTTTTATTTTTTATTGGAAGAAGCCAAAATAGCCAAAATTCATGAACCTAAAAATTATAAGGAAAGCCCCGCTGAATATTGTGGTATGACAATTCACGACAACCCCTATTATGACCTTCACTCAAATTAAACGGAGGGTGGCAACGGTGCTAAACACAGTTTGATTTCTCCCAACGAAGCCACGTGGTATTTTACAATGAGGGGCAAATCATTGCCTAAATAAATTTCCAAATGGGTGCACAAAGGAGAACATTTGATGAAATTAGACAAGGCTTTGAGAGAAAACTCACCCTGAATTACAACCGATGCGTCGGGTTTTTGCACAAACTCCAAACAACCGTCCGCCTCTGACCGGTAAATACGTGATTTAGCAAAAGACCCTTGGCATGAAAAAATCAAATCGTTGCCAAAGGATTTGATTTCTATGCGGTCGGAAATGCCGTTCAAATCACGTATGATTTTTTGGAAATAAACCGTGGGCAAATTGATGATTGTGGAAAAGGCCACATCAGGGAGGACCATCTCCTCTGTGTCGGGGTCCAACAGACGCAACTTTTGACTATAGCATTGTTTGATGTTATTGTTGTCGTATTGAAATCCTAATTCAGTCACTATACCATCGTGATAATCGTTTTTTTCAATATAAATCGAGAGAATGTCATCATTGGACATGGTTGAAATGACCTTGAACAAATGATGGGTGTTGGCACAAATGATGATTTTCTCGGGGTCACAAATAAACTCTTCGAATTGATTGGCATACAAAATGACATTGACGAAAATCGTATGTGTTTTGTCGAAATTCAGGATTTTTAATCCGTCGGCCGTAAACGTAATGGTGGCATCCGTCAAAATGTCCTTGAGAGCCGTAATCATGTTGCGTATCGGCTGGATTTGAACGGTTTTAATGGTGAGCACATTGTTTTCCTTATTCATTAATATGGTTTCGATTGTATTGACTTTAATACGTTTTTACACCTTTTTAACCAATTAAATTTGGTCATTACTAAAAATTGAATTCATTTTTTGTTGTTACTTTTTGCAACAATATCAATGGAATCACTTAGAATTACACGAGACAATATAGAAGAATTGAATCATTTGAGTCCAACTTTGCAAGAGTTAATTGTCATTCACTTACAGTTAACTGAGTTACCTGAGTTGCCTAAAACATTGACACATTTGTATTGTTCTGACAATCAGTTAACTGAGTTACCCGAGTTGCCTAACACATTGACATATTTGTATTGTTATGACAATCAGTTAACTGAATTACCCGAGTTGCCTAAAACATTGACAAATTTGTGGTGTTGGAACAATCAGTTAACTGAGTTACCTGAATTGCCAACATTGACAGAGTTGTGGTGCTCAGACAATCAGTTAACGTGCTTACCTGAATTGCCTACAACATTGACATTTTTGAATTGTTTTAACAATCAGTTAACTGAGTTACCTGAATTGCCTCCTGCATTGACAATTTTGAATTATTGGAACAATCAGTTCTGTGGATTGGATAAGAACGTAAACCTTACTATAGGAGAAATACGGGAATGGCAACGTAATCATCCACCAACTTATTTGTATACTCTAAAATAAAAAATTGATAAAAATTTTGTTGTTTACTTTTTTAAACGAAAATGGTATCACTTAGAGTCCAACAAAACAACATAGGTGAATTAAATCATTTGAATCCAACCTTGCAACAGTTAATTGTCTATGGCTTACAGTTAACTGAATTACCTGAGTTGCCTAAAACATTGACAGTTTTACTTTGTTATAACAATCAATTAACGTGCTTACCGGAGTTGCCTAAAACATTGACATATTTGAATTGTTCTGAAAATCAGTTAACTGAGTTATTACCCGAGTTGCCTAAAACATTGACAGAGTTGTGGTGTTCAAACAATCTGTTAACTGAGTTACCTGAGTTGCCTAACACATTGACACAGTTGTGGTGTTCAGACAATCAGTTAACTGAGTTACCTGAGTTGCCTAAAACATTGACACATTTGTATTGTATAAACAATCAGTTATCTCAGTTAGCTGAGTTGCCTAAAACATTGACACAATTGACTTGTTATAACAATCAATTAACGTGGTTACCTGAGTTGCCTAAAACATTGACATGGTTGTGGTGTTCAGACAATCAGTTAACTGAGTTACCTGAGTTGCCTAAAACATTGACACATTTGTATTGTAAAATCAATCAGTTAACTGAGTTACCTGAGTTGCCTAAAACATTGATATGTTTGAATTGTTCAAACAATCAGATAACTGAGTTACCTGAGTTGCCAAAAACATTGAGAGAGTTGAATTGTGAAAACAATCAGTTAACTGAGTTACCTGAATTGCCTTCCACATTAACACATTTGTTTTGTTTAAACAATCAGTTATGTGATTTAGACAACAACGGAGAACTCACTATAGGAGAAGTACGTGAATGGCAACGTAATCATCCACCAGCCTATTTGTATACTCTAAAATAAAAAATTGATTGTTGTTTACTTTTTTAAACAAAAATGGTATCACTTAGAGTCGAACAAAACAACATAGGTGAATTAAATCATTTGAATCCAACCTTGCAACAGTTAATTGTCTATGGCTTACAGTTAACTGAATTACCTGAGTTGCCTAAAACATTGACAGTTTTACTTTGTTTTAACGTGCTTACCGGAGTTGCCTAAAACATTGACATATTTGAATTGTTCTGAAAATCAGTTAACTGAGTTACCGGAGTTGCCTTCATTAACAGAGGAGTTGGATTGTTCTAACAATCAGTTGTGTGGTTTAGACCACAATGGAGAACTCACTATAGAAGAAATATGCGAATGGCAACGTAACCATCCAATTCATATGTATACTCTAAAATAAAACAAAAATGGAATCAATTAAGCAATCTGATTCCATCTATTCAGGTTAAGGTTATTTGTCTCATTATTTTCGGTATAACGCATATAACCAATTAAATTTGGTCATTCTCATATATTTCTCGAGCCACATATTCATTCCAAAAAGTGTATGGGTATGATTTACTGTCATCAAACATTATATTAAATGTGTTTGGTTTTGTATCAGTTGCAAATTTGCAACACACCAGTATAGTGTCACAAAATGATTTTTCTTCTTTATCGCATTTTACCGCATTTAATTGAAATTTTGACCCACGAATGGAATATACCATATCGTAAAATACTCGATTATTGTCCCTATCGTAAAATTCAGGGTATTTAAATGTAATTTGTTTTTCACTTTTTCTTACATCTAAATAAAAACGCATATTCCATGGATTCATAATTTCCTTTCTATTTTGAACAGGTGAATTAGAACGAGTTTCAGTATATGTGCCATTAGGATAATCAGGAGAAACAGGAGAAACCTTTATTTTATATTTTTCGAACGAACTGTTTGGCAATTTATTGGATACATGAATTGTCCCAATATCTTCCTCTGTCATTTGACAAAAAAATGCTTCTGTCATTTTTGACATTGATAAAAATTTCGATAATTGTATGTTTAATGGTTGTGATGATAATGAAAATGATACTGGTTGGTTAGTGTTAATTTTGTTTTTATCAAATGCAACATTGCATGTTGCGGGAAAATGTTTCCTTAACTTACAACATTTTGTATTATAATTCCAATTTTCAAAAATAAAACTCAATTCATTAGTTATTTGTTTTATTTCGTTGATTCTGTAAAGTGATAAGTTTGTTTCAATCTCTGCTTGTTTGAGTTGTTTTTCACTTAAATTTAACATACTACATTTACACGTTATTAATGTTTATATCATAAGGAGTAAAGAAAAAAATTACTTTTTATTTTGTTGTGTCAATAGCCGGTTTTGGTTTCATTTTTTCATTTTGACACAAGTTCTTCGGGATGAACGTGCGGTTTGACAATACCTGCAATAAATTGTTGTGCTTGTTTTTTATTGTTTTCAATTTCCTTCTCTAATTGTTGAATGAGTGTATCGTTGTATTCACAATACTCAACAATTTCTTTTTGTTTATCAAGTGGTGGAATTGGGATTTTTATTAATTTGAATATATCCATTTCCAAGTTTTTCTGTGCTGTTCCTCTCGCACAATTATATATAATACTTTGATTGTGTAATAAGTAATATCCAATATATTTGTGTAATAAAATATCTGTTTTTGGTTTTATAGATAATCCACTATCGTTTAAGAATATTTTTTCATTGATAATTCTGACACATTCTAATGATAATGCAAATCTACCAATTAATATATTATATCCTTCACGATTAAATGTATTTGTAGAAAACATTGCTCTTCCACTTCCATAAACAGAATATTCTCCTTCCGTATTATTGCCTTTTACAATTCGTGTTCCATAATTAATACTACAAACTTCACCAAGTGTTTTCACAATATTTTCGCCAAATATTCTTTGATTGTTCAAACAAAACTGGTTCAGTTGCTTCAATTCAGCAATTTTTGCATTGCTTGTTTTGTTTGCCTCTTCGTATATAAAATCCAAATATTTTACGATTTCTTGTTGTTTATCGAGTGGTGGAATTGGGATTTTTAAATTTTCTAAATAATCGTGAGATATATTTTTATGATTAGCACCAATAAATCCTTTTTCAAGAATACCAATATTTTCATTTAAATAATAATATATATATTTTGTTGTAATTTCATTTTTATTTTTTGCAGTATAAACCATTGTTTGTTTAGCAAGACTAAATTTTTTATCTAAAAATAAATTACATTTTCCAGAACCATTTGTACGATTTTGTATAATATATAATTCATCAATATCATAATTATCAACATATAAATCAGTTCTAACACCACCTGTATGAAATTTATATTTACCAACAGATTTACCATATTCAGTTGGATGTTTTTTAACATTTTTATCTATATCGCACACTTCTCCAAGTGTTTTCACAACTACACCTTCTTCGTATTGTTCGGTGTTTTCTTTCATATATTCAGCATAATTGAGTGAATATGAATTACTTGCAATTTGTTCAATAGGAACTTCAACCAATAATTTTTTTACATCTTCATAGGGATTGTACTCATAAAACATAACTTGGGTTGTTTGATGTGTTTTTGAAAACTTGTACTCTCTACCTGTTTCTTTTTGAGTTTTGGATACTTTTATTTTGGTTTCCAAAACATCCGTTCCTTCTCTCTTTTTCACAAAGTAAAATACACACGTTTTAATGGTTGTATAAGTAAATATACCTGATGGTAAATATATAATTTCTTTTAAATCACACGTTTTCATAAGATATTCTCTAATGGCAACCAGTGTGGTATTTGTTTTTGAAAATAAATCTTGTCCATCAGGTAATACAACTGCACATTTACCATTTACCTTTAGCATAAAAACAATGGCTTGAATAAACAAGGAAACCGCATTGTCTGTTTTAATAGGAATGTATTGAGGTTTAAGCGAACTCTGAAAATCGTCGTATTTTAACCCTTTGATTCCAAAGGGTGGATTGGCAAGAATATTATCAAATTTACGTGTAATTGGGTCACGAATCGAATCGCCTCTATCCAATTGATGGAACATGTGTCCGGATGATATTAACATATTGGAAACAGCCAATTGAAATGTGTCGGGTTCCAATTCTTTTCCATATAAACCTTCCGTTTTGATAAATTCCCAGTCAGGTTGGATACCCTTTTCCTTGGATTGTTGTAAAATGTGTTGCAAATAAGTAATCAAGAAGCCCCCCGTTCCCATTGTAGGGTCTCCACACGTATCTATTTTTCCGTCAGGATGTATTTGTGGGTTGATTAATTTGACCATCATTTTTTTAACCAAGGGTTGAGTAAAGAATTGTCCCAACACTTTACCTGTCATAATATCCTGAATGACTTCTTCATACGCATTGCCCAAAACATCATATTCCGTTTGAGATAAGTCAAGTGCGTTTAGTTTATCGATTAATTTTTTATAGGTAGATTGGCGTTGAATGTCAAATCCTTTTCCCTGTAAGAAAATATGGCAAGTAGACGGATGTTTGGCTAAAATATCTTCCCATAAAAAGCGAAGATTGCCCGGAAGATTGTCCTCCTTTTCTTTCGATAAATTGCTAAATCGTACTATTTCCAACAATCTTCTTTTATGGGTTTCAACCATCTCATCTTCAATGTGACTAAAATCATATTCATAAGCATCAATGTCAATTTCACCCCCAAAATGAGGTTCAAGTAATTTTAAAATCAGCAAATATGACATGTTTCGCAATGCTTTTTCGCCAGTCAAGCCTTCATTGTCTCTCAATACATTTAAACAAGTTTTGAATATTGAAACGAGAGAAGCATTGTTCATTATATCTAATAGTGGGTATGCATTATATTGGTATAAACGCACAATCAATTTTTTAGAAAAAGGTATTTTTAGAAAAAAAATAAAATGAATCATGAAACATACCTATAGTGTTAATGAATTCCGCCTTTTTTTTTCTTAATTGCGATGTGTATTATTTCTTGTAGATCCTTGACATTATAGTAATCTATCCACAACCCAAATGGCGGAAACATGGGGTCTTGTAAACACAATTCATAACAAATGCCCGAAATATCCAACAGTGTTTTTATAGTCGGTGCCTCGCTTACTTTTTTACGACAAGTTGCCAAATCGTAATAGTTACGTTCGATAACTAAGTAATCAATCCAATTTGTAAATTGACCTTTGAATACAAGTTCAGGGTCTTTCGACAGTCGGTTGTCTTTTTCACACACGGCATAATAGTCTTCCTTGTTGTAAATTCTTGGACATTTTTCCGCAATTATTTTTCGTGCTTTATTGTAACTTATATTCAACGCAGTCCGTTGAACTGTTTTTAGACGAAGGCGGGTTGTGAGTTCTTCATCATACTCCCCAAACTCCTCATTTTCCGTATGTTCTCTCACTTGTTTTGTTTTTTGTTTTTCAACGTTCATTTGAAAAACTTTGATTTTCAAAGAAATGGTTTCATCCTCCAACCCCATTTGATAAATGACTTCTCTCACTTTTTTCAAATCTGGATTATCGTTGTCCAACCAATCGTCTCGGTTCAAAATGGGCAATATGATTTTAGCCATTTTATTCACATCACCCGTATTTTTTCGAATAGCACGTAATGCGGATTGAACTATACGAATATTTGAACTCATGTTTTCAGCAAAAACCACACCATCTAAAATTGGGAAATCCCACCCTTCTCCTAAACAATAGACACATGTAATGATTCCGATTCGAGATTTTCCAAAACGCCCTATAATGTCCATTTGGTTTCTTATTTGCATGTCACTGTGATAATGAGAATAATACAAGTCAGGTAAATCAAAATATGTTTCATCCATCAGCATTTTTATGTATTTCACCAAGTGTAAAGAATGTTCCCGACTGTTTGAATAAATCAAACAATGGTGTGAATGTCCATCGAATATACTTTTTAATGATGCGAATGCACTCAAAAACAGTCGTTTGTCATTTTCTCCAACAATACCAAAACGTCTCCACTGTTCCGCCAATTGGTCTTCATTGGATACAATGGTTTGAATCGCATAATCACACACAATTTGGTTATGAATAGCCCACAACAAACATTTGTGGTCAATGATTTCTCCAAAAAACTCCTTGTTGTCATTTGATACAACAACACCTCCAATTTCATTACACGTCCCTTCTATTTGTTTCAAAGTGGCCGTCAATGACAATTGTTTTTTTGACGAAATATGTAACATTTCTACAAAGGTTTTTGTTGTGCATTCAAGTTGCATATTGGATGATGTCAAATGATGAACCTCGTCCAATATTTTCATACTAAATGTAAAAGATTGTAATTGTGTTGCCTCTAACACTTTATGGGCGGATGAATAGGTTGTTATGACAACACAACGTCTTTTGTGTTTTTCAATAAACTGCATGATAATGTTAACGTCAACACCACTGGATACAACCATGATAGGAATTAGAAAGAGTAGTTTCTTCCATTGTTTTAACAATAATACATTGGGGACACCAATCAAAAGAGTGTTACAATTTAAATCTTGTGAAATCCACAAGGATATTAATGTTTTTCCAACACCGCATGTAAGAACAAGAATACCCTTGTCATTTTTTTTGAAATATACCACAGATTTATCTATTATGTCAGCTTGGTCTTTTCGAGGAATGTATGTGCTTATAAAATGCGATGGAGAACAAAGAGTAGTTAGTTTTGGTTTAGCCGTCAAAGAGTCTATTTCTTCTTTGGACAATTTTCTAAATTGAATCCCCGTTGAACTCAAAAGCGGGTCAATGAGAGAGATTATTTTTTTGTGAAAGAATTCAGTTCCAGCATTGTAGTGGATGTGTAAATCATGGAATTCATTTTGTAATAAACATTCAATCGTTCCCATATTTTCCAAAGGAACTTCAAAAACGAGTTCAAAAATACCCCTTGTTATTTCACCAGTTACATATTGTGCATCTCTTTCAGGTATATTAGAAGATTTACCCAATTTACATGCATTTTTAATTTCATAGGACGGATGTGTTCGAACGTAAATATATCCTTTTGCCATTTATTTATTTTATCTGCCTAAATGTTTTATATAAAATTCAATTTTTTTAACTGCGTTTATATGAAAGAACAATTCTATAATGGAATGGTTTACCTCTACGAGAGAAACAAAAACTATCAAAAAACACAATATACAACAATTGACTCGTTTACCAGAGGGACTAAAAAATCTCTATTGTGACCATTTGCACATCACTCGTCTCCAAATTCATCTGCCTTACACTATAGAACTCTTCCATTGTGGAAACAACAAATTGACTGTGTTGCCCCCTTTACCCCCAGAACTCCGTGTCCTGCATTGTGGCGAAAATAGGCTCACTGTTTTACCTGAATTGCCACCTGATTTGCGGTCTCTCATTTGTCAAAAAAACCACCTGTTGTTTCTGCCTACGTTACCACCACATTTGGATTTTTTATGTTGCAATGACAATGAATTGACTGTTTTACCCTTATTGCCTGATACTCTACGTTCTCTCTATTGTTTCAACAATAAACTGACTGTTATGCCTGAATTGCCTCCTCATTTAGAAACATTGTATTGTTTCAACAATAAACTGACTTTTATGCCTCCTTTACCCCCCACATTGCGAAACCTGAAATGTCATGGCAATCGATTTGCACCTCCTTTTTTTCCAACTATTACAGACAATTGGGAAGAGGATTCCTTGCATTTGTCACAAATTTACGGGGCGGGACAATAAAATGATTCTTTACATGAGTGCACTATAGGAAATTTATATAAAGAATTTACACTGTTACTTGTAGTAACTATCGTATGGAAGTTGAAATGTATTTCAAACACTGCGAACAGCGAAAACTCGTTGATACGTTTTTCTTCAATGGTTTCATTTATACCGTCATTAATATTTTGATTCAAAACAACGGAAACGACAGGTTACTTACAACCAACGATTTTTTTCATCAAGTGAATGCATACAAATATCCCCATGAACATCAAGCCTTTTTAAACCAATGGACAACACATTTTGATGTTCAACGTGTGCAAAAACACGAAACACAGGAACGTAATTGGAAACAAATAAAAAGTGGCATATGGTATCGATGCGAAATAGACATGGATGGCGTTTTCCTGAACAATAATCCATTGTCGCAATTTGTGATTGTAAGCCTTAAGAAACAGTTACCCAATAATTACTATAGTGATTTGGACACCGACATTCGCAATTCTTTTGACAACATGGATATTCCGTTTTCATTAAGCGACCCATATAAAATGCGAATTTTCAAAAAACACCATAGTCAAGAAAGTGAATATTTATATTCCATTCTTATTTTTTTCACAGACAGTAATGAATTTGAATTACGAAACTACATTGCAGATTTGGATGAACCTGATATTTCTTAAGGAGATGGATGATTTCTCTCAATCCAATCACTATAGAATGAAATTATCTATAGTGATTCTTTTTCTACTTGATTTCTATTTTTGCTAAATCGTCATTGACCATGCAATGATTTGTTTTTAGCGTCGTTTGAACATTTCGGATGTTTTCGTAAATGGTTTCTATGTTCAAACCAGTAAACCCGATTTCATGTTTGATTTCACTGCAACTATAGGTATACGATGGCGAATCGTGTTTTCGGTCAACGGGCAACCCGAGGAATTGTGACATCAAATATGTGTTGTTGGCAATGGACTGGATTTTGCTATCGTGTGTTACGTAAGGTATATAATAACAGTATATGGTTGTTTTAGCGTTGTACGAAATAGAGGGCAACAAATCATTGTTTTGGTTAGTGGCCATACTCTTTATTTAGCATTATTTATTCTTTTTTTCAATTATACCGTGCCAACATATAGTAATCACCCTGTGTTGTGTTTGTAGGTGTAGGTATTAGCAGGAAGAAAACGCACAGCGTTTTTCGTGTGCTTAGGTTTCCCTACCTACCGTGCATACAACAACCCAGCATTTCCGCCTAAAAAGGAGAGAACATTGTATCGTTCTTCGTGAATTGTCAGATTGAAATTGTAGTCGAATAACCGCCAATTGCTTTTGTAGATACCAATAGGATTACCACTCGAATCACACACTATAGAAAATTGACTGTTGGTTGTATCAATCGACGGCAAATAGGTGGTAAATTCGAATTCTATGGTGCGGAATTTGTTCAAATTGATGGCCCCAGACGGCTGGTATTTGAAGGGCGATGTGTCCAAACAAAAATTATAGCAATGAATGCCATCAACGGCGGACCCCGGGGTGCGGGTATATTTTTCAATGTATTCATACACTCCACGGGGTTGAGTATTTTCACGATAGGAACCGTCAAAGACAATGCCCAGTGTCTGCAAAATGGGTTTCACATTGTCTGTGTTGTAATTCCCTGTAATGAAATACCCCGTGTTGTTTCCGTCAATGTCAATGAGAGGCCCCAATTGGGGATGGTCGGGATTGGAAAAGGGACTGTTGACATCATTGGCGGGGGCGGGTTGGATGTCGCTGGGTAAATTCGAATAAGGCCAATTCGTATAGTTGTTCCATTCGTTTCGCATATTGGCATCATTTCTTTGGAAATAAAAGAGCCAATTCGAAATCATCCCGTTGGAAGTGAGTTCGACTTTGTTGGACCCCCCGATGTTTTCATAAAGATACGTGAAAACGTCTTTCACCAAATAAACTTGGTCTTCACGGACAAACTTCTGAGATTCGGCCTTAGAGAGAAAACAATACGTAGAAATCAAATGAATATCGGCATTCCAATTGGAAATTTGATTCTCATAATTTTCGGGAGAAATTACAACACTGGGGGGTGTCTGTAAAAAACGATACATTTGAAATTGTTGGGCATTGAAATCGGGTTGAATGTATGGGTTGTTGTTTGCTATATCAAAGACATCTCTCACTTGGAACAATTCCTGAACGGGGCGTAAAGTAATGTTTACATACAATTCATTGTATTGAAGAGCCACCAAAGGAAATGCACAATTGGCATTGAGTGTGAACCACATGTTGATGGGAATGTAGATAGTTTTTCCACGGATGGACGGTTCGGCCCCGGTTGTCGCTGTCGTATAATAGGCGGAAGGGTAACAATTCGCACGACCAAAAGCGACAGATGGGTCAGCGAATTCGGGTGTATTGCCACTCATTCGATTGTATAGTTCCTTTTTGTCAGCATTGAAATCACGTTGAAGCATGGCTGACAAATAGGCACCCGAATATTTCTGTAATGTGGCACTTCCACACGTCAATTCGATTTCAGTAATCATTTGCAATCCAATGTCTTGAATCCAACGAAAATCATAAGAAGACCACGTCTCCCCCGTTTCCGCACATGGGTGATAAATTGGACTCCAAATGTCGGGCAATGTGACAACCAAATAGGTGTCCATCAACAATTCGGCATTGCGTGGGAATTTAAAACGGAATACAGAAGGTTCACTCAATCGCAGAGTGCGTAGACCATCGTAATCGATGCGGAATTTTTGCATTCCAAAATCAGTGTGTTTCACATAAGACGTTTTAAAAAAGGTTTTTGTGGGATTACCCGTTAAAAAAATATTGTTCGAACCTTGTGCAATTAAATTGAGTATTCCGCCTGAACCTGACATTATTTGTTATATAAAGAGGTTATTTTTTGTTTATACCGTTTACGAGGAAACCCTTACAAACTTCTCTCAAACAAAAAATAATTCCTATAATGAGAGAAACATCAAAACAAACTTTGACCAAACTAACTTAAACTTCTCTCAATCACACATTCAAAAATAAATAAATCCTATAATGAGAGAAACAAAACTTTGACCAACTTCCTTTCTAAGGGTGATTACTTTAGGTTTCCCTTTCCCTTGTAACTATAGAAATAAATACGGTATTTTCCATTTAGGAGTAATTGTGTTTGTGGACAACTTCTACTTCTCTCAATCACACATTCAAGAAATAAATAATTCCTTTCAACAAACTTCGACAACTTCTACTTCTCTCAATCACCAAATGAAGAAATAAATAATTCCTATAATGAGAGAAACAACACAAAAAACAAGAATTAGTTAAAATTAATAAAGTATGTTCTTTTGCCCGTTCTGATACATACTTTGTCAACTTCGACAACTTCTATTAATCACACATTTCAAGAAATAAATAATCCCTATAATGAGAGAAACAACATACTTTGACAACAACTTAGACAACTTCTATTAATCACACATTTCAAGAAATAAATAATTCCTATAATGAGAGAAACAACATACTTTGACAACAACTTCGACAACTTCTATTAATCACACATTTCAAGAAATAAATAATCCCTATAATGAGAGAAACAACATACTTTGACAACAACTTAGACAACTTCTCTCAATCACACATTTCAAGAAATAAATAATCCCTATAATGAGAGAAACAACATACTTTGACAACAACTTAGACAACTTCTATTAATCACACATTTCAAGAAATAAATAATTCCTATA